CTATAGTTACGATATACGGGAGAGAAACCTCATCCTCGAAACCGTCTATATTAAGATATACATGCTGTTCTAAGAGCACATACTGGGTATCTACACCGTCTCCTGACTGCGTGGTACCCATGATATTGTCCATCTTCTCAGAGAGACCAGACACCTCAGGTTGGTAAGGTTCACCTAAATCCTCTTCTATATCAATAGAATAAAGACCAGCAACTACATCTCTCTCAAGGTCCACTACCGTACGAGGGATGACATGGGTATACCTGTCAGCTGTAGCTAAATCCTTAGCGTTGTTGGATACATAGAACTGATCAATAGGAACAAACTCAGAACAAGGACGGTTTAAACCCCTATCAAAGTAAGTCTTCTTAAAGGCACTCCCTATGATAGGAAGATGAAACAGCTTCCTTTCCATCTCATTGAAGTACTCAGGCATCTGAGTGGTTACCTGATAGTTCATGAAGTTCTTAATACGAGTAGACTGCTCCTGCTTCTCGTCGCTATAGTCTCCTAGGATCTGAGCTTTAACAGGTCCACCAGCAGGGAACATCTCCTGAGATGCTTTGCTTTGAAACTTAACAGCAGACTCAATTAAGATAGGATGTACAGCAGTACATGCCCCCTCGAAAGGTTCAGTTGCTTCCTCCAGCTTCAAGCCAAGAAGATCGAACCCTCGTTCAAACATTGATTCCCATTCAGTCCTAGAAGCCTTATCAGCTTCAAAGTTCTTTAAGACTATGTCAGAGATATCAGTAAGAACTTCTTCATCCGTTATCTCTTCTACTAAATTCCTGTAGAACTCCTCGTCATCTTCTTCTACTTGATCGTCGTTCAACCCTTCAGCTGGCTCAGCAGGTTTAAACTCTACAATGATACCACCACTACCGTCTTCAGCAGGTTCAATAGCAAACTGATCTTCTTCCAAACCATCAGGAGAAGGTACTACTTCTACTACTGATGGACCTGCGGAGACAGCATCAAAGGGATTGTTTTCTACTGACATGTAATCTAGTATCCTCTCTTAGAAGCGCCGGTACCTTTACCAGTGAAACCTGACTTGGTGCGTCGGTGTACCTTCCCACCCGTAGCTTTCTTTACTGAACCCATCTTACGAAACCCAGCAGGTAAAGGCTTTACTTTCTTTACTTTCTTCTTTGAAGCAGCTTTCTTCTCTGATAAAAGAGAAGCAGCTTTTTGTACGTTACGAGTTTCAGAATCAAGCTTCTTAATTCCAGGTAAATTAATATCAGTATCCATAACAAAATCATGTAACTTCTTAGTGCCTGGATGCTTCTTGTACTTCTTAGCTAACTTACCAACAGATTTATTGTTTCTGTTGATACGTTTACTTTCTTTCTTATCTTCAGGCATAAGTTTTATATATTCCTTTGGTTACCGTACATTTGATTAGGATCACGTTCTATAATACTACCGCCATGAGCCTTACTTAATTCAGCAGCTTCTCTGGTAGGAGCTTTATTAGAAAAATACTTTACTTGGTTAGGATACATAAGCATTAAGCTATCACCACCACCTTCATATGTATTAGTGTACACTAAAGAATCGTATCCACCATTATCTTTTAAAGTAGTTTTAAGAGAGTTAAACCAACTCTCAGTTCCTTTACCATGATCCATAACATCTAGATCGCCTTCCATATGTTTTACATGGTAACGTCCTGCATTCTTAACTAAGTTCTTCCAAAGATTATAATCCATACCAGATTTTAAGACACTCTCTGAAGGGTACATATCTACGTATTCTTCTGCTATGTTCTCACCTTTATTAATAGAAAGACCTGTCTTAGCTTCATACTCTTTTAAAGCTTTAGTATAATAGTCTGCATTCTTAGCATGTCCTGGATGAGTTAATTGAATTATCCAGTTCTCAGGATAAGCAAACGTTCCTACATCAGGTATTCTTAAAGGTTTAGTACTGTCTAAAAGTTTTAGAGGAAACGTAGCAGGAGGTAAAGGATCACCTCCTCCTTCAGGAGTAATAGGAGATGAAGACGATAAGTTCACATGTCTAGAGTCAACCCTTTTATTAGAAGCAGCAGGAGACATACTTACATGGAAACCTATGTCTGACATAGGATCTTTAGAGATAAACTGTATCTTATCTTCTGCTATAATCTTTTCAGCGAAAGGTGTAGCATGGTATACGTCTTTACTGTACTCTTTAGGCTGCTTTAAAAACTCTTTAGGGTCGAAAGAATTAGGATTAAACTCGTCTTCATACATTACATTCTGTTCACCTTTATTCACCTTTAAAAAGAACTCATCTCTTATTTCTTTATTTGTCTTACCTTTAGCTTTTAGTAAAGCTCCTATACCCTCATCAGCTCCTTTAGCAACAGTCTTAATACTTTTAGAGACAGCAGGACCAACAGCAGGTATAGCTCCTATACCAGCCAGGAGTAGAGAAGACAATCCATTAACAGCACGTAGAGCAGCATCTCCAGGCTTCTCAGCAGACATACCACCCCACTGCTGTACTGCATCCTGGTAGTCAGCAGCAGGTGAAACAGCCTTCAACACAGAGTTCAAGCCTTCACTATCAAACCGTTGTACGGGTTGAGTAGGAACACCTTCATCTTCGTTTCTGATTATTCGCTCTTCAAGATTCATACAGAGGAGTTTCTTACAGTCATTACGTTAATAAGCGTATATGATAACATTAAACTCTCCAGTATCCAACCCTACTTTTTCTTCGTGGTTCATCTTCCCATTCAGGATCATCAGGATGTTCTAACCTCCATGAGTCCTTCACGTAATGAATAGCCATAGTCATAGCATCTACCTGATCATCGTGTGCTCCATAAGGGAACATAATAGCTTCATCGAATAGATCCCTAGCCCAGTCCTTACCCTTAGGTAGCCACACCTTACCTGACTCCAGCATAGGAGAGGCGGTGTGTACCCTAGACAGCTTATCCCTGTCAGGACTGTACTCAAGGACAGGAAGACCGCTACGCCTCAAGTCTTGTATGAGAGACTGACCAGATGCTTTCTTCTCTACTACACAAAAGTCTGGTCTATACCTAAGGTACTCTTCCTTAGCTATCCTGCGTAGGTCGGGGTACTCCAATCTTTCTTTAACGGACCCAAGAAGTATGAGATTAGGAACTATGTACTCATCTCCTGTGTCTTCGTCTTCATCGAAAAGGTTGAAGATCCCCCATGTCTGTATGACTGAGAAATCAGCTGTCTCTTTAGTAGAGAACGCTGTGTCCAAGCTTTGAAGTATGAACTCACATCCAGGAGGTTCATCATACTCCCACCATTGGAACCAATCAGTCTTAATTGCACTACCCTTCTCTGGGGTAGGGTTCTGCATATAGAGAGATTCCCAGTACTTAGTACCGTTACTCCCTTTTATCTCTCTTTCAACTAGTCTTAACTCTTCATCACTCTTCCACTCAGGGAAATAACTATGCCCTTCCTGTAAGTTCAGTAACTTAGCTGACTTTTCATCTAACCAAGCAGGAATAGAGATAACTTTCCACCGTTCTTTAGTAGGAGTATCAAATTCCTCTTGCATAGCAAGCAACCAACCACAAATATCTTCCCAATGGTACCTGGTATTGATGATAACGATGCTTCCACCCGGCATAATACGTGTTCTAATGCCTGCAGGGTACCATTCCTGTGCAAATTTACGCCCAGCTGGGCTAAATGCCTCTGTTTCAGACATAACATCATCTAAAAGTGCTACATGAGCACCTCTACCAGCTACTTTAGACCGTATACCAGCTGCATAGTACTGTCCATTGAGGTTTGTCATCCACTTACCAGCTGCTCTAACGTCTCTCTTGAGCGTTACACCTGGAAACATACCATGAAACATCTCTGTGTCTACTATATCTCTCACTGTCCTACCAAAGTCACTAGATAATTGATCACTATGACTAACTGTTAAGATTTCATGGTTAGGTTTTCTACCTACGTACCACGCTGGAAAGAGTTTAGAACATATAACACTCTTAGTAGACCGAGGAGGGAGAAAGAACATAAGCCTTACGTTCTTCTCTGTAACAATTCTTTGTAACTCAGCACAGATAACTTCAATATGAGCACCCATAACAAAGTCAGTGATGAGTGTAGGAGCTACAGTCCTAACAAAGGTAAGGAAATCCTCATTACATCTTACAGCAAGTAGAGCCTTTAAGTTCCTCCTAAGATCAAGAAGCATATCAAACGCAATTCCTTCTCCTTCGGAATTCGCTGCATCCTCAGTGCTACTATATAGTTCATTCATGTCTCACGTTAACCTTGATATAAAGTGCTTTGGAAGGTTTAGTTTTTACATCTTAACTTCTTTTACTCCAAGACGCAACATATAAAGAGAGACCAACACCGTAGGGAGACCAAAGAAAGGAAGGAGGTGCGACATAGTGACTCAGTTAGTTATTCTTTTACAAATTACTATTGCATAAGGTTCTGAGCTGCTATATAGTTCTATATAGGACTTGTTAAAGCATTTAGTGAAAGACAATAAAAGGAAATAAAAGAAAATCATCTGATGTATATCGATTGGGTTATAGTTTAGATTAAAGATAGTTCACTGAAACAACATAACTGGGCTATATAGAACTATATAGGGCTCAGTCATACGATAGAAGTTTTATACCTCCATCCCTAAGGTGTGCTTATACGGGGTGGGGGTGTTCTTATGTGTGGCTTTACTACTATAGATGGTACTCTATTATTATTATAATATTATAAATGGTATACGTATACAATGTTTAATATAAAATCAGAAAATAATAACTTTATCTGGGGTGGGATATATATATGCTAGGGGCGCGGGGGGTTTTCTTTGGGTGGGGGTAGACTGATCGTTCTATCTAGGGTTTCACCATACGAAACGCGTTTCATTCTGGGCGTTCGGCGGCTGGTGCACATCGTGAACCGACTGGTGCGCTGCGTGAACCGGCTCAGAGGTAGACTGATCGTTCTATCTACCTAGACTGATCGTTCTATCTATAATCCTATACGTGGGAATATATCCCACAAATCAGCCACTCCGCTACCGGTTCACATGATGAAACGGCTGGTTCACATGATGAACCACCGTACAACATAAAGATATCCTTATATAAAGATATATACATGTCTTTATATCTTATAGGCCA